GTTCTGCGTAACGCCAACCGCGACTTCCGCAGCGAGCCCCTGAACCCCCGCACCCCAGTGAGCATCTTCAACCTCAGCACGATTCCCCCAGATGTCATGCGGCCCAAGTTCGAGATCGACTACGAGTACCAGTAAGCCAGGCCAGTTCCGAAGGAACTGTCCGCTCCACCCTTTGAAAAGCCCCGAGTCCAAGTCCTGCGGACTTGTCCGTTCCCCGCGCCTTCGAATACTTAAAAAAATGGTCCGTTTCTATCAGAAAATGGATTTTAAAACCGCTATGACTGAGTGGGTCGCCCTCAAGGCCCAGTTGGCCGCAGCTCGCAAAGATCTCGGAACGTTGAACAAACGTGAAAAGGATCTTCGCAAGTTTGTGACGCTTCACATGCAGCAGAATGAGATTGACGCCGTCAAGGTTCAGGACAAGATCAAGGTCAATTTGAAAACAAAAAAGGTCAAGGGTTCCATCACCAAGGAGGTTATTCTCAAGGGTCTTCGTGCGTTCTTCGGTGGCAACGAAGCCCAGGTGGAGGGGGCCTGGAATGCCATCCAGGACTCTGCACCGACCAAGGAGACGGCTTCCGTGTCCGTAACAGGACTTAAGGACCTGACGCCTTGAATATTCAAGTAAAAATGGGTCAAGGTGATGAGTATTCACGAGATGCCTATCTCGGCGAACACTATGCGTACAATTCTGACGAAGACTCAGACGAGTTTGATTCTCAGCTCGACCCGGAGGATTGGCAAGCGGTTTACTCCGAAGACCTTTTGGATGCGTGGATGGTTATTTACGACGAGCTCCAGCGGAACTATTTGACTCACATTGTCAAATACTCTCAGTTTGTCGACTTTGTGATGGAGCCGTGGAAGTGGCGCCAGGGTTCAGACCCGAACCCGATACACAGGCGTTTGTGGAACGAAATCTCAAGTATCGAGACCATTGACGACCGAGTGTGGGAAGACCAGTTCTACGGGTGGTCCCAGTACTATCTGAGGGCGCTTACTTGAACCGACCACGCAGTGGTCGTGGCTCCGCCGTAACAAACCTCTATAAGGAAAGCCCGAAGGGCTCAAATTATATAGCTTTATATAAATGATCGACATCACAGGGCCCAAAGTCCTCGTGCCGACCATCCTTTTTGCTCTCTTGAGTCCAGGGCTTTTGCTCAGCCTTCCACCAGGCTCTGGACTTTTGATGCAGGTGATGTTTCACGCTTTGGTCCTGGCCATCCTCTCGTGGGTCATCATCCATTTTGTTTTCAAATTCACATTGACCCCGGCGGACTTGATTGTCCCGGCTCTCCTCTTTGTCCTCTTGACACCCGGTGTGATCCTGACCTTGCCTCCCAACGGTGGACCCATATTCTTTTCGGGGAACACAGGTATAGTCCCCGTTATGGTCCACACTCTGGTCTTTTCGATCGTGTGGGCAAGTACGCGAGGTTTCTTTCCCCAGTTCTACTAGAGTATGAAAAACCTCATCATCGGTCCAGGAGCCATGGGGTTCTTTATGTACCTTGGAGTCGTTTCACGACTCAAAAGGGAAGGTCAACTTGATGATCTCGAGGCTATTTCGGGAGCGTCGGCAGGCGCACTCCTCGGAATGCTTTTTTGCTTGGCAAAGGGAGACCCAACGAAGGTCCTCGACTTTTCTTTGAGCGTTCCCCTGAACCATATTATGAAACCAAATATCAAGTCCTTGTTGAAAAACTATGGCCTCATTCCGTACACTAAAATTCGCAAGGTACTCGTCGGTGCCTGTCAGACCTTTACGGGAAAAGACGATGTGACCTTCCAGGAACTGTACGAGTTTCATCCAGTGAAACTCCACGTATCGGCTTACTGTGTTGACTTTATGAAGACGGTGTACTTTTCAGTAGATACGACCCCGTCTATGAGCGTTCTGGACGCCGTGTGCGCCTCGGTTGCTATACCATTCCTCTTTTCGAGTGTAAAATTGAAGGATGGATGGAACTATATCGATGGTGGAGCCGCCGAGTCTGTTCCCGGTGGACCCTTTCTCGGTCAGGAGGCACTCGCCATGAAACTCGCGTGGAACAGACTCGAGAAGGTCAAGGACCTCAAGACGTACGCTATAAGTATCCTCTATTCTACAATGAAATTGAGACACGCGTATGACTTTCCCTTGATGGACCTCGAACTCCAAGGGGAAGACATGTTTGATTTCGGTGCGTCAAATGATTCAAAGCTCAAGATGTTTCTTAGGGGATACGAGCAAGTCCGGTAGGACTTTTTTTCCCTACTAAAAGTAACACAATGCGTACCATCATTCGGTCCGGTTATGTTCAGCACCGTAAGCGAAAGACCATCACGGTCCACCGCAAGGATGGCAAGACCTACAAGTACACCCGCAAGGCGGGGGTGACCCGTGTGCGCCCCGTGCCCACCAAGGACGTGGGTGCGATCGGCAAGGGCCCCAAGGTGATTGGCCCACTCAAGGCGGGTATGTTGACCCGGTATCACTACCACCCCGTCGAGGCTCCCACCAACCGTCACAAGGCGCTTGTCAAAGCGGTGACCAAAGGCCACGAGGACCCCCACGCCGTCATCCGGCGTCTGATCGCCATCAGCACACTGACCAAGCGGACTCTGCCCCGCGCGTCTCGCATCTACAAGGCGGACGCTCGGTGGGTTCACAGCAAGTACTCCAAGATGTTCGGACGGCGTTAAATTCTTGATGTAAATTAGTATGAGCCAGACCAAGCTCCAGCGTTTTCAAAACTATGCCATGCGACCAAACACCAATATCAAGTGGTCGATAGCACATGGTAAGTACACGGACCCTTCACATCTTCGACACTTTCCAGTCCCCGAAGGCGTGTATGTTTCTCTCGTAGCTGTTCCCGGTTTCCCTCTTTCTAAAAACATCATCTATCACCCCACGTTTCACGCGCTTCACCGAAACATCCGTCTTACACGAGAGTTTATTAAGCACCGAATTCCTAGACAACATTTACCTTCGGCTCTTCGATACTTTTACTCACAAAATCCACGCGTTTACCTTCCAGGAGACCCTATCGTAGACTTGGAACTCGAGTACACAGACCCTGACCCTTACACAAACATCTTCCTCGGGGTCAAGAGCCTCAAGCACCATTCCAAGTCTTTTACAAACTCGAAAGTTCACTTATCGAACATATTGACTCGACCGGGTGTTTACTTTATCATCGCGTGTCGCGGCACAACGAATAACAACACGAGGAGGACTATGCAACGTCACGAGGAGAGTCTCGCACAATCTCTCAGTAAACGTCCAAAGAACACCGTGTCACTGCGTCGAAACGCCAACGAGCCTCCAGCGAAGAGGCGATAAAAAAATTGAGGTATAATAAATGAACTCATCTGCTCGTCAGACCTTTATGGGTATTAACAACAATAAAAAGAAACTCATGAATGTTTGGATTGGGCGTTTATTCGACCTTCTCAGTCAAGGAACATTCGCGACAGACCGTATACACAGTTATCTTTCTAACAGCAACGCTGCTCATGCTAGGCAAATACTTATTCATGTATCTCCAGATGTTGTAAAATATTTGGATGAAGTTGCCGTTGCCACGAGTCCGCATGCAGGCATCGCCCAAGTTTATCGTTCTTTCGAACTGGTTAACCCGGGTTATATTCAAGCCGTTAAAAACAAATTCCAAGCCGATATTAATTTTTATCTCTCCCGGGAACAAGCGTTGCGTGCAAACGCCCAGAAGAGGGCGGCAAACGCGCAGGCGAACGCGGCGCGGCGACGCGCGGAACAGGCGGAGGCGAATGCTCGGCGTGCGAACAACAACGCCAGAGCGCGTCGGGCTGCTGAAAACGCCCGGACGGCAGCAAACGCGGCGGCAAAGGAAGCCAAGAAGAAAGAACAGGAAGCACGAGCCTCGGCGGCGGAAAAGGCTCGTTTTAATGCAACTAGGCAAAAGGCAAAAGAAGCAGCAAATGAGGCTAAGCAAAAGGCGCGCGCCGAAGCGAATGAGGCTCGACAACAGGCGGAGGCTGGCCCGAGCCGCCGTCAGTCTCCTCCACACCGTCAGTCTCCTCCACACCGTCAGTCTCCTCCCGCCCCCGTGAAGACGAATGCTAGTCAGAATCGTACGATGCGAAACAAACAAAACCGTGAACTGGCGGCCCATTACGAGATTGTTGGACGTTGGCGTCAAGCTTTTGCGAATACAAAAGCTCAACAACATTTAACAACTCGTCAGACTGTTCGGAAAATGGCCAAGAATCACTTGAGTTTGAACCTGAATACTCTCCTTCCAAATGGAGGAAGAGGAGTACAGAAAAAAGTCTTGGTTTTGCTTCACCCGAACAGGGGCAAAAACGCAAATACTAAAGCTCTACGCCAAGTCCTGACGGCTGAACTATCTAGTATCTAAACCCACACAATAGCATCACCGATACCAGATACAGGTCCTCCTAAAGGCCAAAAAGGTTCTATGGACCATTGACCTCTGTGACTCAATACATCAAGGAGGATATGTAAGGCGTATATTTTCCGAGCCCTTGAATTTTGAATCAAAATTAGAAACAAAAGGGAGTGAGGAGCCTTGTACAAGACTGAGTACGCCACCCACCAGTCTTGTATGAGTGACCATGGAACGGGCCAGGGAACTAGGAGGATCATGGGGAGGTCCGGGGCCACTGACCAAAAGGCATCACGCCACGAGACGGCTCCAAACACGAGTTGGGTACAAAAGATATGTTGAGGCCAAAGCATCTTCACCCCCTTAAAAGAGACGGACGAGTATCTTTTAATGGAGGATCGCCTTCGAATTATTGCTGATGATATTTGGTCTTCACTCGGTCCCGGGTACAGCGAGTCCGTGTACCACTGCGCGTTTGAGGTGGCTCTCCGTAACCGCCAGATACCCTATGAGACGGAGCGTATCGTGCCCGTGTATTACAAGGAGCAAAATGTTGGACACATACGTGCGGACCTCATTATCGACCGTGAGGTCGTTGTAGAACTCAAGGCTGTGAGCAAGCTCAACGAGACGTACCGGGTTCAGACCCGAAACTACCTTCGTCTCCTAGGTCTCGAGGTGGGATACCTGATCAATTTCCCAGACAAATTGGGTCCCTTGGAGTTTGAGCGGATCGAACTCAACACCGACCCCGTCCCGTCATCCACTGTGGAGCCGAGCCTCGAGGGGGCGCCACTCACACCGTCGGAATAAACTGCCAAAGTAACTCATCACAAATTTTCTTCCAAATTTGGTCTTGGACATATAACTTTTCACGACTTTTCAAGAGTGGGAAACAGGGGAGGTATTGATCCTCCCCAAGGAGCTCACTCATTTTGTACAGAACAAACGAGTAACTCAAAAAGTTTTTACGGTTCGCAGGCTTGTGCTTCTCGAACGGTGCTTGTATAGCGTGAAACATGAGTCTTAATTTGTGTTCAAGCTCTTGAGGCATCGTTGGAGGAGTGATGCCGCTAACTATAGTTGCTATATATGGAACGTGCTCATAGTACTTTGCGTATCCAAGTTTCTTCAAAAGAGCCTTGACCTTTTCATGGGTAATCTCCGCAAGGTCCTTGACCTTTTGTTTCCGAAACTCTGTTCTCAGTTTAGAAATAACATCCTCGGGAACAGTCGTCGATTCCTTGGCTTGAAACTGGCTTATCCATTCGTTAAAGTGATTCTCACGTTTGTACGAGTATACAATGTGTTTCTCAATTTCCTGTTCCTCCTTGAACCCAACTTCGTCACCCAAAATGTATTCGACGGCCCCACACTCTTTACAAATCTCTTCAGATGCCACTTCATCAAAGACACGAGAGTATACCGCACCACATTGGGGACAGGGCGCATCATGAAATTCCTTTTTCTTAAAATCATCTTCGTTTCCACCTTCAACTTCCTTGAGATACTTCTTATATATATCGTTTCTCTGCACACCCTTTCGGGT